GAATTTTTACACAAACGCATTTGTCTACGGAAACAATATCCTTGTAAGAGAGATTAAGGATGGTGTGCGTAATTCTGAACGTATGCCATATAAACCAAAACTTTTCATCAAGGGTAAGAATCCGACACACACAACACTCACAGGAGTTCCCGTTTCACAAATGGAATTTGATTCCATGTCTGAAGCACGAAACTTCTCAAAGGAGTATGAGGATGTGTCAAATTTTGAAATCTATGGAAACATGGATTTTGTCTATCCGTTTTTGGCTGAACAATATCCCGGTGCGATTGACTACGATTACTCAAAACTAAAAGTAGCAATCATCGATATTGAGACTGAATGCGAGTCTGGATTTCCTAATATGGACAATCCAGTGGAGCGGGTGAACGCAATCACAATTTATTGTGATGAAAAGTATTTTACTTTTGGATTAAACTCGTTTACGGGTGTTTTGCCAAATCATCATGTCAGATGTTATGATGATGAAGCACAGATGCTCGTGGATTTTCTCAACTTTTGGCAATCGCTTGCACCTGATATTGTCACTGGTTGGAATATCCGATTCTTTGATATTCCTTATCTTTACTCTCGTATCTCGGCCTTAATGGGTGAGAAAGAAGCAAAGAGACTTTCGTTTTGGAATATAATTAATCAAAAGGTAGTGAATCGTAAGAACAAAGACCATAATGTCTATGATCTTGCAGGGATTGCAACTCTAGACTATTATGAACTTTATCTTACATTCACATACACCAACCAAGAGTCGTATCGTCTTGACAGCATTGCGAATATTGAATTGGGCGAGGGAAAACTTTCGTATTCGGAGTACGAAAGTATTCATGAATTTTACAAAAAGGATTTTCAAAGATTCATCGAATACAATGTTCACGATGTTACTCTAGTTAAAAAACTAGAGGAGAAGTTGCGATTAATGGAACTGGCGGTTGCGCTGGCATATTCAGCCAAAGTAAATCTGATGGATATTTTCAGTCAGGTTCGGACTTGGGACGCAATCGTTTTCCATTATCTACATGAGCGCGGTATAGTTGTTCCTCCAAAGAAACACAATAGCAAAGATCGGCAGTATGCTGGTGCTTATGTCAAAGAACCAAAACCCGGTCTTTATGATTGGGTTGTTTCTCTTGACTTGAATAGTCTATATCCGCATTTGATTATGCAATATAACATATCACCGGAAACCAAGACTGAATATGGTAAGCCAGGAGATCTAACGCCGGATGGTATATTTGATCGCGAAGATGGAAAACCAATTAAATCTTTTATTGATCCCATTGAATTTTTTAATTCGGTCAAACAACGAAATGAAATTGTTGCTGCGAATGGTGTAACATTCCGCAAAGATGTTCAAGGTGTGTTTCCTGCATTGATGGAAAAGATGTATAAGGAACGCAAGCATTTTAAAACCTTGATGATCGAAGCAGAAAAAAAGATAGAAACTTGCACCGATGCAAAAGAAAAAACAAAATTGGAATATGATATTTCAAAATACAACAACTTCCAATTAGTTCGTAAGATTCAATTGAATTCTGCATATGGTGCAATTGGGAATGAGTACTTCCGTTATTATGATACCGACTTGGCAGAAGCAGTTACTCTTTCTGGTCAATTAAATATTCGTTGGATTGAGAGAGCACTAAATAAGTATCTCAACGAAACCCTCAAGACAACAGATGTTGATTATATAATCGCAAGTGACACAGATTCTATTTACATTTGTCTTGATTCTCTAGTAAAGAAGGTACTGAAGAATGAAACAGATGTTAACAAAATTGTGGACTTTCTTGATAAATCTGTCAGTAAACTGATAGAACCATTTATTGAAAAGAAGTATGAAGAACTAGCACAGATAATGAACTGTGGTGGTAATTATATGCATATGAAACGGGAAGTAATCGCAAGCAAAGGCATTTGGACTGCGAAGAAACGTTATATGTTGAATGTCTGGGATAGTGAAGGTGTTCGTTATAAATCTGTTAAATTGAAGATCAAGGGAATTGAAACCACAAGAAGTTCTACACCGCAAGTGGTCAGGGAAAAACTTAAAAAGTCTATCGATATCATCATGAATGGTGATCAAGAGAAACTTATTGAATTTATTTCTGAATTCAAGAAAGCATTCTTTTCACTTCCAGCCGAAGATGTTGCTTTTCCTCGTAGTGTAAATAATCTAAAGGAATATCATAGTGCGACATCTATTTACAAAAAATCAACACCAATTGCCGTAAAAGGAGCACTGATTCATAATCATTATGTTCGCAAAATGAAATTGGAAAAAAAATACAAACTAATCACAGATGGTGATAAAATCAAGTTTGTTTACCTAAAGGCTCCAAATCCAATATGTGGACCAGAGGGAAAAGACATGGTGATCACTTTTCTGAATTCTTTACCCATTGAACTTGACCTGAATAACTATATTGACTACGATACACAGTTCGAAAAGACATTCCTAGAACCACTGCGGAATATATTGAACGTGATTGGTTGGACTGTTGAAAAACAAAACACTTTAGAGGAATTTTTCGCATGAATATTAAATCATTACTAAAAGCAACCGGGAACAACGACGCCTTTATTGCAGCGGATAGCGAAGACACTACTATTTTTATTGATACTGGTTCTTATGCTCTTAATGCTTTATTGAGCGGTAGCATCCACGGAGGATTGCCAAACAATCGAATCACCTGTCTTGCCGGTGAGCAAGCAACTGGTAAAACATTCTTCGCACTTGGTATTTGCAAGAATTTCTTAGATTCGAATCCAGACGCGATGGTTCTTTATTTTGATACAGAAAATGCCATTAACAGTGACATGGTAGACGGGAGAGGAATCGATTCCTCTCGTATTGCCATTGTTCCAGTTCTTACAATTGAAGAGTTCAAGACTCAGGCTTTGAAGATTGTTAATGCATATTTGGAGGAAGAGAAGGACAAGCGTAAACCCATTCTAATGGTGCTAGATTCGCTTGGAATGCTTTCCACCGAGAAAGAGATGAATGACACAGCAGAAGGAAAGAATGTAAGAGATATGACAAAGGCTCAATTGGTAAAGGGTGCTTTCCGTGTCCTTACTGCAAAACTTGGAAAGGCAGAAATCCCACTACTCATTACCAACCACACATATCAGGTAGTTGGAGCCTATGTACCAACCAAGGATCTTTCCGGTGGTAGTGGTGTCAAGTATGCTGCTAGTACTATTCTATTCCTGAGCAAGAAAAAGGATAAGACCGAAGAGGGAGTGGTTGGTAATTTTATTACTTGCAAGAATTTTAAGAATCGTTTTGCAAAGGAAAACATGGAGGTAGAGACTCGTCTAAATTATGAAACTGGTCTTAGCCGTTATCATGGATTGGCTGATCTTGCAGTAGAATACGGAATCTTCAAGAGTGTTTCTACCCGCATAGAACTACCAGATGGTTCTAAGGTATTCATGAAGAACATCAACGACGAGCCAGAAAAGTACTTCACCAAAGATATTTTGGACAAGTTGGACGAAATGATTCAAAAGGAATTTAAGTATGGAAAAATCGATAAAGAGTCTGTATGAAGCCACTGAACAAGTCCATAATGGATTTGTTGTGATAAAAATCAATTCTGGTAAGTTTGAGGGAATTGAATTTTCGTATGGCAAAATAGACATTAAAGAAGATAAAGAAAACGATAGAGCAGTCCTACATTATAAAATTGATCTTGTAAAAAATCCAAATGATGTTACACTTGATGAGAAGTTTGATCAATTAACCGGAGACATTATAGTAGATCTTTTGGAAGATTGGTTAGAGGAAAACGAAAATGAATTCGAGGATAGAGTTGACGATATTACGGACACTGATGACAAGCGAAAGTTATTGTCGCAAGGTGATCCCATTTCTGAAGAATGAATATTTTCATGATAAATCAGAACGATTAATTTTTGAAAACATTTTAGAATTCTTTACAAAATATAACACCGTTCCCTCTAAGGAAGCGGTGATTATATCATTGGAGAAACTAAAAAGCGTATCTGAGCAAGAATTCAAAACCTGTAGTGATTTGATCGAATCTTTTGATTTTGATGGATCAATAAATCAAGATTGGCTTGTAAACGAAACAGAGAATTTTTGCAAAGACAAGGCAATTTATAATTCTATTATGGATTCAATCCAGATCATTGATGGAAAAGATTCAAGTAGAAATAAAACAGCAATACCAGAACTGTTATCAAAAGCATTGTCTGTTTCTTTTGATGTTCATATCGGACACGATTACACAAATGATTCAGAGAAGCGATTTGAATTCTATCACCAGAAAGAAAGAAAAATTGCATTTGATATCGAATACATGAACACAATCACCGCTGGTGGCACACCAACTAAGACATTAAATGTTGTAATGGCTGGCACTGGCGTAGGTAAATCATTATTCCTATGTCACCATGCAGCAAATTGTCTTGTTCAAAACCACAATGTTCTTTACATCACTTGCGAGATGGCAGAAGAAAGAATCGCTGAGAGAATCGACGCGAATCTTTTAGATGTAACTATGGATGATCTCAAAGATATGCCTTTGAGTTCATATATGATGAAGATAAACAATGTAGTCAAGAATATCAATTCAAGACTCATCATCAAGGAGTATCCTACTTCTAGTGCAGGATCTACGCACTTCCGAGCACTGTTAGACGAATTGCAAATCAAGAAGGGATTCAAACCAGATATTATTTTCATTGATTACTTGAATATTTGTGCATCGTCTAGAATTCGCAACAATGGTGCTGTGAATTCCTATACGCTCATTAAAGCGATTGCTGAGGAACTTAGAGCACTCGCAGTGGAGAAAGACATTCCTATTTGGACTGCGACACAAACAAACCGAGAAGGATACTCAAACACGGATGTTGGTCTTGAGAACACTTCTGAATCTTTCGGACTTCCAGCCACAACTGATTTTATGATTGCTTTGATCTCTACTGAGGAGTTGGAAGAAGCAAATCAGATAATGGTGAAACAACTGAAGAATCGATATAACAATGCTATGTCGAATAGAAAATTTGTAATTGGATTAAATAGATCCAAGATGAAACTATTTGACATTCCATCTGTTGAACAGCCAACTCTCGTGGCTGGCAATACCACGGATGAACAGGAAGCCGGTGCTGGTTATGACATGAGAGACAAATTCAAGAAAATGAAAACATCCTCAACGGGTGATTGGAAATTCTGATGTCTACTTATATTGACAAAATGTTCATAAACATAATTTCTCCAATGTTGGAGAAGTTTGCATGGAAGAAAGAAACGCT